TCTAACGCTTCAACCATTGTTCTGAGTGGCCTATATATATAAGGCGGCTCACGACAATGGTTGAAGTATGTAAGTGTTCACTAACTTAGAGGGACAAATGAAGCTAGTCATCATCGAATCGCCATATGCTGGCGACGTACAAACACACACAGAATACGCGCGCCGATGCCTGGCTGACAGCCTGAGCAGAGGGGAGGCGCCGTATGCTTCGCATCTACTCTACACACAGCCTGGAGTGCTTGACGACACCAAGTCCGAAGAGCGCACCAAAGGCATGCGGGCAGGATTCGCGTGGAACGCGATGGCAGCAGCGACGGTGGTATACACCGACTACGGCATCAGCGCGGGAATGAAGGAAGGCATAGCCAACGCGATAGGCGCGAACAGGCTCATCATATACCGGAGCCTAAACAGCAAAGGTGACCTATGAACGCATACCACGAAATGCTCCAGCAAAAGTCAATGTCAGCACCTAAAACGGGGCTAAAACGGACCGAGCCGCTCAACCCGTTACTGTTCGACTTCCAAACGCGTATCGTGGATTGGGCGCTTGCGAAAGGCCGCGCGGCCATCTTTGCCGATTGCGGGCTGGGAAAGACGTTCATGCAACTTGAGTGGGCCAAACATATACCTGGCAATGTGCTCATACTGACGCCGCTTGCCGTAGGCCAACAGACCGCAGCAGAGGCAGCAAAATTCGGAATCGACGCCGCCGTTAGTCGTAACGGCGAATCCACGCCAGACGGTATCACGATCACAAACTACCAGCAGCTGCATAAATTCAACTTGTCAGAGTACCAAGGGCTGGTGCTCGATGAGTCATCCATACTGAAGGCATATGACGGCAAGACCAGAACGCGCATCATTGAAGCGGCCAACCAAGTGCCATTCCGGCTGGCATGTACGGCAACACCAGCGCCAAACGACCATATGGAACTCGGCAACCATGCAGAGTTTCTAGGCGCGATGTCGAGAGTTGAGATGCTGGCAACATTCTTTGTGCATGATGGCGGCAGTACCAGCAAGTGGCGATTGAAGGGCCACGCCGTTGATGACTTCTGGCAGTGGGTAGCCACATGGGCTGTGGCAATCAGGACGCCAGCAGATATGGGCTTTCACTCTGCCGGATTCGACCTGCCAAACATGAAGGTAGTTGAGCACGTCGCAGATAGTGACTACGCCCAAGACGGATTGCTGTTCCCCGTCGCGCTATCACTAAACGAACAACGCGCGGCGCGGCGCCATAGCCTGGATGACCGTGTGCGCATCATCAGCGAAATGGTGAACGCCAGCGATGAGCAATGGATAGTGTGGTGCGACCTCAACGCAGAGGGGGACGCACTCACAGCGGCAATAGACGGCGCGGTGCAAGTGGCCGGCGCTGATAGCGATGATGCAAAAACTGAGCGCATGCTTGGGTTTTCTGCGGGTGACTTCCGGGTGTTAGTCACTAAGCCGCAGATCGCTGGATTCGGTATGAACTGGCAGAACTGCCACAACGTTGCTTTTGCTGGCCTGACTCACAGCTATGAGCGGTTCTACCAAGCGGTGCGCCGATGTTGGCGCTTTGGGCAAGAGCACGAAGTGAGGGTGCATGTTGTCCTTTCGGAGCCCGAGCGGCCAGTGCTGGACAGCATACAGCGCAAAGAGGAGGACGCAGCAGTGATGGCGCAGTCAATGGTTAAGCATATGTGCAGGATGGAAGACTGGGGCGGACTCAGCGCAACCAAGGATGTTTACATGGAAGACTCAAATAGCGGCGATGGCTGGACGATGGATAGGGGCGACTGCGTGGATGGCGTGGCTAAGATGGCTGACGATAGCGTGCATTACACTGTATTCTCGCCGCCATTCGCTAGCCTGTATACGTATAGCGCGAGCGTGCGCGATATGGGCAACTGCGCAAGCCATAGCGAGTTCTTTGACCAGTTCAGGTTCCTTATCAAAGACCTATACCGGGTGACAATGCCTGGCCGGCTGCTCTCGTTCCATTGTATGGACCTACCAGCCAGTAAAACTCGCGATGGTTTTATCGGCATCCATGACTTTCGCGGTGAACTCGTGCGTGAGTTTGTTGACGCTGGATGGATACTGCATTCGCAGGTGGTCATATGGAAGGATCCAGTGACAGCCATGCAACGCACTAAAGCGCTGGGGCTGCTGCACAAGCAGATAAAGAAAGACTCTTGCATGTCGCGCCAGGGTCTGCCCGATTACCTTGTCACCATGCGCAAGCCAGGCGACAACCCTGAGCGTGTATCGCACACAAACGACACTTTCCCCGTTCAGCTCTGGCAGAAGTACGCGTCACCTATCTGGATGGACATTAAGCCCAACGAGACGTTGCAATTCCGGTCTGCGCGAGAGGACAAAGACGAGCGGCACATATGCCCGTTGCAGCTCGATGTGATACGGCGCGCGCTCAAACTCTGGAGTAATGAAGGTGACCTAGTGCTGTCGCCATTCGCAGGCATCGGCAGCGAAGGTTACGTGGCACTTGAGGAAGGGCGCAGGTTCCACGGCTTTGAGCTGAAGGCAACGTACTACGAGCAAGCATGCAAGAACCTCGCTAGCGCCGCTAGGGGCAGCGACCAGTTTGCGCTATTCGGATAGGGGGCGATGCATCCAACACAACTAAACGCGGTGACTGGACAAAACAAACACATGGCCTGTGAATTGTTATCACGGCGGTTCGATTCCGCCGCACTGCTATATGGGCGTTCAAACGCTAGCAAGGTCTAACGCTTCAACCATTGTTCTGAGTGGCCTATATATATAAGGCGGCTCACGACAATGGTTGAAGTATGTAAGTGTTCACTAACTTAGAGGG